AATATGAACGTAAGGAGAAAAATAAGTGCAAGACTGATGCCTAACCTGTAATCCTAGAAAAACCTTAAAAGGGTGACAGCACGGAAAGACGGCAAATTTAAACAACATATTAACGAGTCGTTAATATGTAACAATTTAAAAAATACTAAAATGATGGAAATGTACAGAAAACAACCGCATAGCAAAAAATACATACAGATAAACAAAAACTACGAAGGGGAAACGATAGAAAAAAAAATTCAAAGGATAACGGCAAACAGTGAGCCGATATCGGACGGAGCACCGCTGATATATACGGACAAAGCGCACGGAGTCGGAGCAGAATACAACATAAGGACAGACAGGTTTGAAATTGCAGTAGATGCAATGGATAAAGTGTATAAAGCAACAATGGCGAGAAGAGAAGGAAAGGCAGAAGCACCAATAGTAAAAATGGAGAAAAAAGACGGCGGAGCCGAGACAACAGAAGCGACAAATGTATAAATAATTTATTAAAATCACAAGTGGTACGCATCTGTTCTTTATTATCAAGTAGAAGGCGGCCGCTTTAAAAAAGCGCGAAAATGGGAATAGAAGCATTGGGAATGCAATTGGCAGGAGCAGCTGCAGGGCAGTTACTGGCAAGAAGCAATGACAAAAGACAGTTAAGACAGCAGGAAAAAATGCAGGGACTGCAAATCCAAGGACAAAAAGAAATGACAAACTACAACTCCGAAAAACAGATGGAAATGTGGCATAACACAAGTTATGGGGCACAAAAGCAGGAAATGGAAAAGGCAGGGATAAACCCCGCCTTAATGTACGGTATGGGAGGCGGAGGAGGACAAAGCAGCAATGTAAGTGCAGGAAATGTAAGCGGAGGAAACGCACCAAGCGGAGGGCAAGAAGTGCAACAGATGGGAGCATTAGGAATGCAAATGGCAGCGCAAATAGAACTATTAAAAGCGCAAAAAGACAACATAAATGCAGACACAGAAAACAAGCTATCAGAAGCAAAATATACGGGAGGAGCAAAAACAGAGAATACGATAGTAAGCACAGCAAACACGGCAGTAAAAACAGAACTGGCAGAAATCGAAAAAAGAACAGAAGAAGCGAGAGCACAAGTAGCAGAAGGAACAGTAGCGGAAGCAATAGGAGAAATAACATACCAAATGCGAAAAACTACGGAAGAAGTGCGAATGATGGTAAGACAAAACAAAATAAACGAAGCAACACAAGATGAAGTAATAAAAAGTTACAAATTGGCAAATGCGGAAACACTTGCAAACGTAGCACTAAAAGAGGTGCAAAAAACAAACACGGTACAAATGACGGAAGAAAGCAGGTCAAAAGTAATACAATGGGTAAAAGAGAACGTAATGCGTCAACAACAGCTAGGAAATGACGGAAGAAAAATAGACATACAAGGACTAGAGCAAAGCGTAGACCAAAAATTTAAAGAAGCAATGATAAGTAACGGTCAATGGAGCAACTTCATAAATGGAATAGGGCAAATGATGAGAATGGGTAAATAACATATTAACGAGTCGTGAATATGTAACAATGAAAATTTAAAATTTACAAAAAATTAAAAATGTGCTTATATCCAAAATTAATAAAAAATAGAAAGTACATGGCAAACAAAAAAAATGGGGGGGTAATTCCCCCCATTAATGATGAAAGGGTGACCATGGTAGCAGTGGGCTGCGGAAACTGCATGGAGTGCAGAAAACAGAAAAGCAGAGGTTGGCAAATTAGACTACTAGAGGACATAAAAACAAATAAAAACGGAAAATTCGTAACACTAACATTCAGCAATGAAAGCATAAAAGAACTGACGGAAAAAATAAACACTAAAGAAATAAAAGCGGAAGGGTACACACTGGATAATGCAATAGCAACACAGGCGGTGAGGTACTTCCTTGAAAGATGGAGAAAAAAATATAAAAAATCGATAAGGCACTGGCTAGTAACAGAAATAGGACACAATGGAACGGAAAACATACACCTACACGGGATAATATGGACAGACGAAACACTGGAGGAAGTGGAAAGAATATGGAAATACGGGATAATATGGAAAGGAAAAAAAACTAACGGAAAAATAGAAAATTACGTAAATCAAAAAACAGTAAACTACATAGTGAAATATGTGACAAAAACAGATGAAAAACACAAAACGTACAAAGGCATAATACTAACGAGCGCAGGAATTGGAAGAGAATATAGTAAAAGTATAAATGCAAAAAATAATGTATATAAAGGAGAAAAAACGGAAGAAACATACAGAACAGACAGCGGATATAAAATAAGCATGCCAGTATACTGGAGAAATAAAATATACACGGAAGAAGAAAGAGAAAAACTATGGATAATGAAATTAGATAAGGAGGAAAGATACGTAGGAGGAGAAAAAATAAATATAAGTAAAGGAGAAGAAGAATACTATAGAACACTAAAATACTATCAAAGAATAAGTAAGGAACTGGGATATGGAACAGATGAAAAAGATTGGACAAGAGAAACATACGAAAGAGAAAGAAGAATAATAAAGCAAAAAGAAAGAATAAAAAAAAGCTATAATAAAAAACTACCGCGCTAAAGCTTGCTTAAGTATAAATAACATATTCATTAGTCGTTAGCACTCCCAATAAATATATTATTTATCCTTCAAAGAAAAAATAAAATAAATAAATTTGGAAAATTAAAAAATAAGAATGAATATTACAAAATGGTACGCACAAAAAATATACGTGGTTCTCCAGACAGGAGAAATAATAACAGAAAAAGAGTATAAAAAAAACTACATAAAAATAAGAATAAAAAAAATAATAGAATATGAAGAAGAATATAATAATAAAAACAGAAACAGGGAAAGAATCGGAATCGTTAAATACATTTACGAATGCGACACAACAGGAAAACAATGTCAGCTATGGTAGCATGATTGACATTGAAAAAATAGAAAATACACCGTTCACGATAGTAAAACTACCGGAAGCGGGAGAAAAAAACACATTCATAGCAATAGGAAACAACAGACTTACAGAAATGGACACATACATTAATAGTAGAGCGATGATAATAGAAAGAGATTGGCAATTGATGATGCAGATGGTTGTGTTTGTGGCAGCAAAAATAAAGGAAGATAAAGACATAAATATTTAATATAAACCAATAAAAAACAAACCATGAAAAAAACGCTAGGCGGAGACCGATTAGGATCGGGAAAAAACATGAAGGTAGATCTCCATAATTATGGAAGATCAACACACGACCTGGGATATGTGTTCAGAAGTACAATGTCGGCAGGAACATTGGTACCCTTCATATGTGAAGTGGCACTACCAGGAGACAGTTTTGACATCAATCTAAACTGCGACATAAAAACACACCCAACAGTGGGTCCACTGTTTGGAAGTTATAAAGTACAAATGGACATTTTCCAATGCCCGATAAGATTGTACCAAGGACAACTACACAACAACAAGCTAGGAATAGGAATGAAAATGAACACGGTAAAACTACCAATATTTGAAATGACAGCGGATAGAATACAATACCCGCCCAGTGACATGGACAATGCACAAATAAACCCAAGCAGCCTGCTGAAATATTTAGGGATTTCAGGAATAGGATGTGCAGACGGAAACTATGACGGTGTAAGAGAATTTAACGGAGTCCCACTACTGGCATATTGGGACATATATAAAAATTACTATGCTAACAAACAGGAAGAAATCGGGGCAATGGTACACACAGAACCGTTAAACCCTGATAGAAACGTAGATTATATTACCATGAACGGAATAATACTACCGCAGGGAAGTCCGTCGGTGAGTATTCCGCTATCACTGGGAACAGCAATAGAAGTAGAAAAAATTAATACAAATCCACAGGATTGGAGTCAAGTATTAGTAACAATATACAGTTACACAGAACAATCAAACATTGTAGTACCGCTTAATCAATTAGGAATATTAATACAAGAGAGCGGAACATCTGCAACATTTGAATACAATTATGCGAGGTATAACGTTGCAACGGCTAATGTGTGGAACTGGCTAAACCCTAACGACTCATTAAACGGGGAAATAGGTATATCTACATTCTCGCTAAGTAATATTGATGATATGCGAGAAGCAATATTAGGACATGCTCCCTATTCAAGCCCATTTAATATAAACGGACAAAATATAGAACCGTATAACCTAATTTTTAACAGAAACCCAACTACAGGTTACACAAGCATAATGCAAAGCCAAGAAGGATTGGGATTAAAAACATACCAGTCGGATATGTTTAACAACTGGCTGAGTACAGACTGGATAGACGGAACAAACGGAATAAATGAAATAACAAGCATAGACACAAGCGGAGGAAGTTTTACAATAGACACGTTAAACCTAGCAAAGAAAGTGTATGACATGTTAAACCGAATAGCGGTAAGCGGTGGAACATATGACGATTGGTTAGATGCAGTGTATACACACGACAGATACACAAAAACAGAAAGCCCAATGTACATGGGCGGAATGATTCAGGAACTAGAATTCCAAGAAGTAGTGAGCAATTCAGAAAGCATAGGGGCAGGAGTAAACCAACCACTAGGAACATTGGCAGGAAGGGGCGTAATAGGCAAAAAAAGAAAAGGGGGAGGAGCTACTATAAAAGTTGATGAACCGAGCTATATTATTGGGATAATAAGCCTAACACCTAGAGTAGACTACTCGCAGGGTAACAAGTGGGACACAAACTTAAAGACAATGGATGACTTACACAAGCCAGCATTAGATGAAATAGGATTCCAAGAACTAATTACCGAACAGATGGCATGGTGGGAAACATGGGAAACGGGTGACCGAATATGGTCACAAAAAAGCGCAGGAAAACAGCCAGCATGGCTAAACTACATGACAAATGTAAACAAGGTATTCGGAAATTTCGCAATCAAAAGTAATGAAATGTTTATGACATTAAACAGAAGATACGAAGCAGAGGAAACAGTTTTCCCGTCAGGAGCAATAGGAGCATATAAAATAGGAGATTTGACGACATATGTAGACCCGAGAAAATTTAATCAAATATTCGCACAAACGACATTGGACAGTCAAAATTTCTGGACACAAATCGGAGTGAATATGAACGTAAGGAGAAAAATAAGTGCAAGACTGATGCCTAACCTGTAATCCTAGAAAAACCTTAAAAGGGTGACAGCACGGAAAGACGGCAAATTTAAACAACATATTAACGAGTCGT